TCTGGTTCGATATGTTCTAACACATCTGCACTATATATGAGATCTACATTATTAGGTAATTCAATTGGACTAGTAACAGGATCATAACTAATTACATTGACTGTTGGCCATTTGTTTTTAAATGCTTCTGAAGTACCTCCTTTACCACTACCGTAATCTAAGATACTTTTTATATTATTATTTTCAACAAGTGATTGTACTTGTTTGTGTATTTTGGTACTATTGCCAAAACTTTTTATGACATGCAAATTAGTTAATTGATCTAAATACTCTTTTGAATAGTTCATGGCTTTCCTTACAGAACTGCATCTTCCATACCTGCAACTCTTAACTTAACTATATTAGTTATCTGCCATTGCTTCTGATCTAGGCCTTTTAAGACTCCTAACCAATTATTTCTAATTAGGGCAAACTCATTTACTAATTTTTCATAATCGACAACATCAGCTTCGCCGTCGACATATTTTTCAACATCTCGACTGCTAAGTGCACGTTGATAATTTTCTAAATACTTTTTAAAAAAAGAACTACGCAACCTACGCAGTTCAATATTAAGATAATTTAATATAGCTTCAATTTCTTGCAATTGATTAAATCTATATTCTACTGTTCCGGGCAAAGCTGCTGCTGCTTTTTCTACACTGCCTGATAACTTTACTTCGGCCCTGGCCGATACAAGTTCCTTTTCGTAAAAATCTACAGCAGCAGGTATTTTAGCCACGTCTCTTGATATTTCACTATACCAGCCCACTACTGTTCCCACTCTTCGTCGTCGTCGACATCGGCGTCGTCTTCGTCTAAGTAATACTCAATAGCTTCGTCTAGTATAACATCTTGACCCAAACAGTCACGCAGTGTTTCGTCAGCAACACCATAATCTACAAGAGTGTCAACATAGCGCTCAGCTACATCGTGTACACTTTTTTTGTCAAGATATTCTTTAAATACCGCCCATACATCAATGATTTGATTCTCGTCCAATGTATTTCTCCCTTTTTATTCTTGAACTAGTTCTTCTGTATCCTGCTCTAATTCAATTTCTTCGTCGGTATTTATATTTCTAAGATGATATTCTTCCATTACTGTATCTAGTAATTCGCCTGTCCATTTTTTTCTATATTCAAGAATTTCTTCGCCGCTAGCGCTAACATACTTTAGTCGATTACCGCTTTTTTCGATAAGACCTTTTGCTTCAAAAAGTTCAAGAAGACCACTGTATGGATTCATACCTGTTTCGTAGGGAATTTTTACTTGCACACCTTCAAACGGTTTTGCATAACGAGTTTTCATTACTTTACATCCAGCACGGATACCACGTACTTCTGAAATTTTATTTCCGTCTTCATCTTCTTTAAGTTTAAGCTTTTTCATTGCAACTACAATACTAGATGCATAGATAAAACCTTGTCCGCCTGAGATCTTATCATCCGGATCAAACATATCCTGCGATGCATAAGTGTGATTAGTACATACTAGTCCTACATTGTGTGAACCGATCATGTTAACAGTATTTCTTACAAGTGAAGTAAGCGCCTTAGGTTTACGGCCCATATCACCCTTCATGTCACCTTTGTTAAATTGATCAACATCTGTAGGTGTAAGCAACATACCTAAAGAGTCAATTACAAACAATACCTTTGGACGTTCTTCTTCGTTCATTGCTTTATAATCTGCCATAAATGTTGAAATTGTTTTTGCAACATCATCAATCATTGACATATTAAGTTTAAGCAGTTTTTCTTCTGACGTATCTACATCAAGTGCATGTAACCATGATTCGTCAAGTGCATTTTCTGAGTCAATCAATACTACAAAAATACCTTGTTCTTGTGCATGACGTACAATGTTTCCTGCACAAATATAAGATTTGCCTGCACCTGATTCGCCAGCAAAAACAGTAACCTTACCCATCGGCACTCCTTTGTTAAAGTCGCCGGAGATAAGATAGTTTAAAGCAAAATTGCCAGTTGAAATCCAATCAGTTGGATCGTGAAAGCCAGCACTCATGCCAGGAATAGATTTGGTAATGCTATTTCTAAATTTAGTCGGGTCGAAAGCCTTTGTTGTCATTAATTTATCCTATATGTAAAAAAGTAGAGCTATGCATTACATAGCCCTACTATTATCAAACGTTAGTCGTTTTGACGTGCACGAATCATTGCAAGAATATCTTGCGATTGTGGTGCTGCTGTTTCTGCTGCTGGTGCAGGATCAGGCTCAAAAGGCGGGTCAACAGGTGTTGATTCTGATACTGTTTCAACTGGCGCTGCTGGTGCAGGCGAAGGTGTTGATGCCGGTGCAGGTGCTGCTGTTTTTACTGGATCGCCAGTATTCATACCTGGAGCTTTAAAATACTGCCCCCAGGCATCTGGATCATATGCTTCGCCATCGACAGATGCTTCAAACATATCTGTCATTACTTTGATAGCAGTTTCATCAGGTTGACTTGGCAAAAAGTCGTTAAGGTTAAACAAACCATAGTTGTTTACAGCATGCATTTCCGCATCACTTAGTGGGCGTTCTCTACGTGCCCATGTAGATGTAGAATAGTCTGCATAACCGCCCTTTGAACTTTTGTTAAGTCTAAAATCAATACCCTGAGTATAATCAGTTGGAAGTTCTTCCATATCAGGATCCATAAGAGCTTGTTTGATAATTTGGAAGATCTGAGGACCAATAATAAATCGTCGGATAGGATTCTCCGGCGCTTCGTCGTCAGTAAGAGGATTGTCTGTTACAAAACCTTGGAAGATGTAACTGCGTTTCTTCCAATACTTACGACCCATGTCTTCAAGACTTGGATCTTTAAACCAACCACGTACTTCCGAAAGAATAGGACAGCTTGCTCCATACATTTCCATACAGGGAACTTGAACTACAATCGGTTTACTGTCTGTTTGACCTTTAATACCCGCAAACGGGAGCTTGATCATTAGACGTTCACGCCAGAAAAAAGTGTTATCAGGATCGCCATCAGGAAGGAATCGAATAGTTGCACTTTCGCCTTCTTTGATATTCCAAAATGGGAAAATAGGATTAGGACCGCTTGGACCTTGAGTTGAGTTGCTTTCTTGCTGTTGCAGTTTTGCTCGGATTTCAGCTAGTGATGTCATAATATTTTTGCCTTTCATTGCCTTAATATATTGTGCCTAAAGATGTAATATAAAGCACATTGTCTATATTACATAATAATATTTAGTCTGTCAACTAGTTTTTATAAATTTTTGATATAATTTTCTAAGTCTACAGATTCAGGAAGTTTGTTCGCAGCTAGAAATTTATAATCACGACGAGTGTTACTATCTTTATTGATATTGCGAACATCAAAGCCTAACATTCTAGATCTAGAAAACTGTCTTAAACCTTTTAGAAAGTTATACCAATCTTGTCTATCGTGCTCTGCTTCATCACCTACAAGATTATCACTATACATTATAGTAATTTTTTCTGGGTCTAAAGCACAACTTACTTTGCCTACAACTGCACCTTTATCTGCATATTCAAAATCATAAAATCGTGCATCAGAAGGAACATTAGTTGTATTGCCATCTGCATCGCCGATAGTTATATTTGGAAATCTTCCTCTTATTTTGTTAAAAAGCTGTTCAGCTACAGTGTTCAATCTATCATCTGCCATTAGTTTTCCTCATCTTTTAATAAATCTGATCTAATATCAAACTCGTTACCGTATCCCGGAGGATCTTTCAGTTGTGGCATATATTCGCCTGCAAGATTTATATAAGAGTCTAGATAATTATCAAGCATAAAGCCTGTCATCAGGGTAACAACTTCTATACGTTTCAAACCAGGATTATCATGGAATACTGCTTTGCCCACCTCTTTAATGTAAGGATCTTTTTTTGCCTGTCCCGGTTTTGAAAATTGTGTTAAAGTTTCAAAATGTTGTTTTCTTCTTTTGAATAACATACGTCTTACTTCTTCAGGTGTACTATCAATTACTGTATCTCTAATAAACTTTTTACGCTGCTTTTCAGTCTCAAGTTTTTTCCCTTCATTGTCGAATAAAGGTAGTCCTATCTTATCCGTTAATGTACGCCTCCAAGCAACAGTATCGCCCCCGCCGGATCGCAGCCCGAGCCGTTGAGGACCATACTTTAAATACCAATCTAAAAAGTCGTCTCTACTTCTGCCACTAAACGGCATTTTATCAATAGGTATATTTTTAACTATAAATGCAATTTGTTCTGCAACTGTGTTATATAAATCCGATGGCTCTAAATCTAATGCATCATACATTTCTTTTATTGTTTGCCATAGTTCCCACATATATTTGTAAGGTTCAAAGTCTTCATAAGTGTATTCATTAGGATTTTTTGGTTGGCCTTCGGCATCTACAAGAGTACTTCTTATTTCATCCCATAACCTAGATGCTTCTCTTAATTTCGAACTGACCACATTGTCGATTAATGTTTCCATGCTATCTAAATGATTATCATAATTTAATTGCATATTATCATCTGTAATTAAACTTTCTAATTCATCTATCTTCTCTAACACATTCAGTAAATCTTCAAGTTCGATATTATTTGTATTTTTATAAATTTCAATGAAATCTTTTTGAATTTCGTACCATAAAACAAAAAACGGGTCATTATTTCTTTCTAGCCTACGATTTAATTCTAAAATTGATTTTTCTAATTGCTCTAGTTTTTGTTCGACAGCACTTGTATTTAGATCTAATTCAGGAAAGCCGCGAGGATATGCTGCATTTAATTTATCTACATTTGATTCTTGAAAAATTGTTAAAAGCTGTGTTACAATATCTTGATTTATATCTCTGTTAGATTGTTTATCAAGTTCTTCTTGTGCTAAATCGTTTGCCTGATCAAGATCAGAATCAATATCGGCTAGTTTTACCCTGAACAGATTTTGTAAATTTTCATCAACGTCTTTTAACTTATTACTAATTCTAGTATTTTCATAATACTTGTTGTCTAAACTTTGAAACACTGTTACAATATAACTTACTACATTGTTGATGTCTTTGATAGATCTATTACCTATGTCATTTGTAGCAACGTTTATTGCTTCTAAGATTAAATTCAAAGTTTCTAAGGTTCGTGTTGTAATTACACTAGCACTAATTTGTTCATCACGCAAATTAAATTGTGCCTGTATAGCATATGCATTTGCAGATCGTTGCGCACGAATCTGTTCTGCTTTTTCTTCTGCACGTTGTCTTATTTGTTCTCTGTTTGCAAATTCTTCTTCACCGGCTGTGCTGCTCATTTGTACAAGTTCAAACATTTGATCGGCTTGGGTTTGTGCTTTTTTATCTAAGGCAGCATAATCCACTGACACTTCTGCACGTTCAATAGCAGTATCTTTTCTATTATCATAATCACTTATACGTCCGGGCAGTCCTCTAGCAAACCAGTCAATATAATATTTTATTTGAAGACTATTAGCTATTGTGTGTAAATTAAAACCTACCCAATTTGTTTTTTCACCTGTTTCGTCATCTGTAGTGGTTAATTTCAAAGGAGGCCTATTCGGTAGTTTTAAGGTAATAGGATTTCCTTCTTGTAGTTTTGATAACTTGTTTAATGACTCAACTGTAATATATAAATTTTGTAAGGTATTGATAGCTTGCATTCTATCTTCGGGTGAAATCACATAATTTTTGTAAACTGCTTTGTCTTTTAAACTTTTTTTCAAGTTTTCATAAAAATCTAATTGTTGACTGTTAGCAGTTTTTACATAATTACGCACTAAGTCCAATACCTGCTTTTCTGTATCTAAAGCTCCTAACGGCAATGTAAAAGCAGGCATAGCCTTATTATTTTTAGGTAGACCACCGCCCGATATATATGTTGGACGCTGTGTAGAAGCCTCTCTCCACAGCAGATCAGGAATTTGCTTATAGAAATTTTTCATAGACTCTGCATCAGCTGCTTTAAATTGTTGTAGCTTTGCATATCGTTCTGCTTCTTTTTGCAATTTGATTAATTTTGCAATAGCTGCTTTCCATGCAGCCATAGCTTGTTTTGCAGCTATTGCATCTTTTGTTTCCTGATACTTTAACTGGTAATCAGCAATGCCTTGTGCTAGTGGTGCTAACTGTTGTAAATAAGGCAAAGTCTGATTTATTTGAGGTCTCAGCACATCCCTGATGTAAGCTCGAAGCGGATCAGCTGGACGTATTTGATCACCTTCTTTAGATAGATACACTTTAAGTTCTTTAGAGAAATAAAGGTCTAATAATGACTGTTCCGTAGGTGATAAATTTGGATCGTTTGTTCTAAAATTTTTATTCTTTTTGTTATCATAAATTTTTTGCCACTGATCCCAAGAAAAAACAGCAAGTTCTTTTGAGGTTGCTCCGGTGTTTGGGTTAAAAGCTGCATATGGATTAATCGGATCTACATCAAGATTATCTGCTGCGTCGTAATATGTAGAAAATAAACCATCAAAAATCTCAAATTGTTTTTCTATACCACGTTGCAGATTAGGTAGTATGTTGTTTTGAACTTCAATCCACGATATTTTTTTATTTGTTAAATCACTTAATGCTACATTAAATGCAACTTCTTTACGCCTAGCATTTACTAATGCTTTACGTAAAACATCATAAGGTATATCTAGATCTAAATCTGGAATGTCAACCTTTTGTGTAAGACTGTGTGTTTCTATACCATAGTCGCCGTCAACTTTGAGACCGTTATCTTTTTGAAATTCTTTTATTTTTTTTACAAGCTCGTCGTCATAAGGATCATTTGTTTTGGATTGTAAATTAAAAGTTTTTCTAACCTGGTTAGCTAGTTTATTTAAACTTTTATTTTTAGGATAAAATCTTGCACATTTCATTAAACCCACATTAGACGCAAAGTAATCCTTAAAACTTTTATAGTCCGCTTTGGGATCACCGCAGGTAGTTCTTTCTGCAGCTCTATATTGCAATACCCTCGGCATATGAGCTGTTAGTGCCCATTCACGTCTGTTGCCAATAAAAGGATTACCCCTAGCTACAATATCACCTTTAACAAAATTCTCCCAGTCTCTTACTGCTTTATCTGCAACTTCTTGTTCGATAGTAACTCCAGCGATAGCTGCTGTACCTAACTGGCGAAGATCTTGCGCAGTATAAGTCTCCTTCTTATTTTTAAGACGGTTATAAACTATTTGAGGTGTCTGTCTTTGTTCAGACAAAACATATTTTTTTGTAATATCATTTATCTTTTTTTCATAGGTGTTATACATTGAAAAATCCTAAGTATGCAGTATTTATCAATAACTGCGACTTACAAATATAGGCATAGGTGCCTCATAGTCGTCCTCATGTTCAGCCATTGTAAAAGTTTCGTATACTCTTGGATCCCAATCCCTTAATACAACCATCATACGTAGTATTAGGAGCACAGAACTTATTAAATCATCTGTTTCGCCTGGTTTTGCTTTGAAGCTGTTACCGCTAGCTACATAACCTTTTAGTTCACTAAGTAATGCTGCACTACGCACTTTCATTTTTGAATTTTCTAGCATTGTCTTAAGTCTTGTACATGCACCTATTTTTGATCCGTGAGTTGTGTTAAATCCTTTACGGAATTTTCTAACATGACCTTTACGTATTGGTTCACTTACAAAATATCCAGGTATTGTTTCTTCGCCGTAATCTGCAATCACAATAAGTGCTGCTTCGCCTATTCCGTTGTTTTCTACACTCCAGTACAAACTGTTACTGCCTACTTGATCGTTTATATAAGTGCAAATATCTTTTAGTATTTGAATTTGTTTAGGAATAGGAGTGGTGTTATGGCGCCACTCTGCTACCTGCGTATAGCTAGGTAGTTCGAATACTTGTATAGCAGAGTAGTCACCTCCTGTGCCCATACTGGGATCTAGTGCTACGGCATAAGTAGCATTTTTCTTAAGTTTATCGTACCAGCGCACTTGCCCCATATTCATTATAGGGTCAACAGGCTGAGCATTAGCAAGCCAAATACTATCAATTAGTGTTTCGTCGAAGATTAAGAATTCACAACCATATTCTCGTCTGAATCGTTCTTCGCCAATACGTCCTATTTCTGCTGATCTCCATTCTTCGTCACGATCAGGATGCTCGTCCCAATAAGCCAAAAAGCTGTGAAATCCGTTGACTCCGACATCACTTTCATTTCCGTATTCGTCAAACTTTTGTTCTGCTTGTTTCCAAATTTGTGCAAACGTATCCTCGTCTGAGTTAGGTGTGCTTGTAATGATAGCACGGCCGCCTGTAGCAAGAGTAGGAGATATTGAAGTCCAGAATTCATCTGCAATATTTGGTTGTACAAATGCAAACTCATCACAATATAATAGCGAAATTGCCATACCACGTCCTGTAGTACCTGTGGTTGTTTGACTTACAATTCTACTGCCATTTTCAAATTCTATAGAACCTTTGTTGTAACTTGTAACTCCAGCACGAATATGATCAGGACACAGTTCATACACATAACGTATTCGCTGCATAATTTCTTGTGCACCTGAATACTTGTGTGCAGCAATTAGGATAGTTTGATCAGGAGTAAACATTGCATACCAAGTTAGGTAGATAGCAGCGCAAGTAGTCTTTCCCGTCTGCCTCGGCATCATGTTGATGTTGAAACGATGATTATGATAACTATCCATTAACCGTAATTGATATTCGTAAGGATCAAATAGCAACTTGCCTTTTACTGGATGTTGAATGTGTGCAAAATTTTTAGCAAAATACAAATAGCCCGTTTCGGGATCCATGCACTGCATTAGCTGGGCTATTTGTTCTTTTGTATATTTTTGTTGTTGGTGAGGCTTTTTAACAAGCACACCATCTAAAGGTCTAGACATACTATATTTTATATAGTGCCGTAAGCTCCGCTCGGATTCGTGATTCTAGCTCGTTGATAGATTCTTCTACAGCCATTGCATTATCGCCACGTTGTGCAGCTTTATATGCTTTCTTAGGTTTGTTTATGCCGCCGGCATATTCATTAGGATCATATTCTTTAATTTGTACGTCAGGTTCATTATCGTAACCTTCGTCTACAGGACACTCTTCGTCAATAGCATGTGCATTTCCGCATGCGTTGCATGAAGTTTCTACTTCTTTTTTACTGTTATCAATTGCAAAGAGTTGACGCAAAAGATCTTTCATATCAGACATTTGTCTTTCCTTTGTTGTATTATATTTACCCTAATTTTTTAATTTCTGTCCAAATATCAATTGTCTCTACATTTAAATCTTTACTTTCATTTGAGCTAGCAGGATAGATTGTAGTATTTGGGAAAAACTTTTCTAAGTTTTTCCTATTGCCATAAATTTTACCAACTTTTCCTCTGCTGCCGTTAAATTTAGAAATAACATAAGGACTTTTATCTCTGTGTTTTGATAAATTTATATTTGTAGTAGTGCCTTTATTACCCACTACACGTTCGACATCCCAGTTAGTCTGCGACGAAGTAGTAACTTTTGACTTGTCACGAGTAGTGTAGTCTTTCTTGCCTCGTTCGTCTGATTTTCTTGCTTGTAAACCTAATATATGTGAAATAGTTTGGGATCCAGCATCTCCGTCTGCTGTTAATCCATTTTTTGTTTGATAATCTTTAACTGCCTGTACAGTAGCAGGACCATAAACACCATCAGCGGGAATATTTAAAAGTGTTTGTAATTCTTTGATAGCTTCTTTTGCTTCTGGATTATTAGCAAGACCAAATTCTGTTTGCCACATAAAGTCTTCAAGATTCTTACTAGAACGCCTTGTTGTTTCACCACTACCGTCGCCGCGGCCTGTACCAGTTGAACTATCTGCTGCTCTTCTTGATACTTCGCCTGCGCCGCTACCACGCCCTGTACCAGTTGAACTATCTGCTGCTCTTCTTGATACTTCGCCTGCGCCGCTACCACGCCCTGTACCAGTTGAACTATCTGCTGCTCTTCTTGATACTTCGCTCGAACCCGAACCTCTGCCAGTGCCAGCCGTGCCGCCCATTGGTCCTACTTCGGGGTCGCCTAAAAAGTCTTGATCAGCATCTACATCGTAACTGGGTACTGACTGATCTGCTGGCTTGTTGGATCCTGAATCACTGCTACTTGGTGTGTCGAATACATCAGGTCTATTTGTAAATCCTTCATCTTCGTCGTCAAAATCATCTACAGGACTTGTACTACTTGGCGAAAAGTCTCCTTCGTCATTACCATATAGATCATCTTCAGGATCAGGACCTGATTGATCTGCTGGCTTGCTAGGTTCGCTACTTTGTCCTGGTGTGTCGAATACATCAGGTCTATTTGTAAATCCTTCATCTTCGTCGTCAAAATCATCTACAGGACTTGTACTTCCTGGAATAAAATCTCCCTCGTCGTCACTGTATAAATCATCTTCAGGATCAGGACCTGATTGATCTGCTGGTTCTTGATCAGCATCGTTAGGATCAATCCTAACAGGTTCTTGGCTTTGTGAAGGATCATCAGTAGTAGAACTGTCTTCAGTTCCGTCCAAAGTAGTTGTTATTTCATTCCAGTCTAATCCATCAAAGTTAGGATCATTTAAAGATGCTGCTAATTTTTCTAAAAGTTCTTTATCACTTTCCATTTGTTCAGTCGGTTCTGTGCCAGCTAAACTTGGCAAGTCATATAAGCGAAGTTGATCTTCTACTCTATCTTTTAATTCATCTGATGGTAAATTTTGATAGTCGTCACCTAATAGATAGGAAAATTGAGTATTTAATTCTTCAGGCATGTCATCATTAGGTATGACACCAGTTTCGGCTACTGTAAGAATTGTATCATTAGATTTTTGTAAATTTTTTACTGTATCTATATCATTCGCTGATTGTGCATTTGCAATAGTAGCATTTAGAATGTCTAAAAAAAGCTGTGTAAATCTAATCATAGGGTAGTTAAAATCCTCTGTAGATTTTATATTTTCAGGCCAATATTCTTTAGCAGCATTCATAGCATTTACTGCTGCATTATGTGTATTTTGCAGTATACGTTTACTATATTTTAAGTCACTTTTTAAAAGTAAACCTTCTGGTTTGCCGCCTGTAATCACAATTGTGTTATCATTAGCTTCGTTAACAATTTGTGTAAATTTGTTAAGATACTGCCTAATATCTATAGTCATTTTATCCCCCTACAACAGCTTTTGCATTTTCTGAAGCTGGTATATCTTCTGATTCACCGGTAGGCACGCCAGCTGTTGGTTCATGATCTCTTTCTTGTCTTGCTTTTTCTAATTCTTTAAGAAGTTCCATCACTCTGTTAGAACCTACAGATTCTTGTGCACTTTCGCCGCCTAAATCTTCTTGTGTTAACACTGCTTCATATGGAGCTGTGTCTTCGGGCTCATCAGTTTGTTGTTCTTCAATAGGATCGCCTTCTCCACGCACAATGATGTGACTATGTCCTACACCGCAACAATCTACTAGATATCTTTCTAGCACGTAAGGTGTAGTTGGATATTGCACTTCTGCTTCAAAATGATTAACTTCGCAATTTGTAAGTTGCGGAAAATCTAAAGGCTTTGCTTGTATTGGTGTAGTTTTGCCTGCAGAAAGATTTAAAAGTTTAAATTTGTCTAAACTTCTTTCTAAATCGTCTTTGAATCCTTCTGGCATTTCTCCTGCTAGACGGATAATAAATTTATATGTTTTAGTTGACTCAGTCAAAAAATCAGAAAAAGTTCTCATGATAGACTCCTATAAAACTATTTATCTATTTTCTTTAATGTATCAAGCAGTGCATTGCGATCAATTACTAAGTCATCTCCATTCACTGTATCAGCAGGCTCGCTAGAAGATTGATCTAATTTTTGTTTGCGTAATTGCAAATCTATCATTTTCACTTTTTTATCTAATTTTGCAACTTTGGCATCTAGTCCTGTTTTTAACATTGTGCCCGCGACTTCGAAAATTCTACCACTATATCTAAGTTCTGCGTTCATACCTAAGTCCATAAGCTGCTCGTAGCTGTCTAATGCACGTTCAGCGATGTCATTAAGTTCTTTGTCTGATTGTGCACCTAACCCAGATACTCTTGGTAAAGCACTTGATATTTTGTCTACTTGATCTGCAACAGATTCAACTTCTTCTGCTTTAGCAAGCTTCTTCTCATAGCTTTTTATATTTTCTTCTTGTGCTTCTTGTACTTTTTCTTCGTCAATAAAATCTTTATTGCCAGGAATATCAAAAAGTTCTTCTAATTTTTTAGTCATAGTAGTTCCTATTATATACTACTATTTATATTAGTGTTTTATTTACGACGTTTTCCTTGGTGGAAGATGTCGTCTTCGTTAATAATTCTAAACACTATTCCGTTTTGCGAACACCAAACAGAAGCTGCTTGCCATTTTGCTTGATTGATTACCCATTGTGTTGCATTACGTTGACTACGTTTGGCACTTTCTTTTAGTGTTTGATTTTTTGGCTTTATCTCAACAAGTTCGACTTTACTTTGACCAGTACTATCTTTGTAACGTAGTAAAAAATCAGGCACATATGTTGTTTTTTTATTGGTCAAAGGATGTTTGTAAGGAATCCTTAATGGTTCACTAGCCCATTCAGTGACGTTTGGATTTTCATCACAAAAGCGCATAAATGCAAACTCCCAACTACTTCTGTATAAAGGTAGTTTATTACCCATATACTTTTTGGGATTTTTTACATTGTACTTTCCTTGTGCAAACTTTGGCATTAGAAAATTACATTTCTATTTTCAACTGTGCTTTGCCTATTTACTTTCTTTGTTCCGAGTATGCTTGTGTTTAATCTATTATGATTTAAAACTTCAGTTACAAGTTCAGAAAGTTGATTTGTCGAATAAGCTTTCATAGTGTCTAATAAACTGAAAACTTTTACATTGTCTATTTTTGCTTGTTGTAGTAAAACTAAACTTACAGCATCAGCTGCTGGTTTACTAAATCTACGTTTTTCAAAAAATCCTCTTACTGCTACTATTTCGTTAGTTGAAAATTCTAATTTTTTAGTAAAGTAAGTGTCAAAAAATTGATTCACTTTTTTATCGTTAGATTTGTTTGAAGTTGAATCTATAGGTAAACTACTGTTGGTACGCATTTATATTCCTAATTTACTATCAAGGCTTGCTAAGAAACTTGCATTTGTACTACGTGCTGCATATTCTGCATCTGCTGCTGCTAAATTCCCTGTGCCGCCTTCTGCTTGATACTGCTGCCTAAATAAAACTCGTCTAGCGCTTTCTAAAGCTGCTGGATTATTTAATAGTTCTGTCTTAGACGTGTTTACAATTTGTTTTGTTCTCTGCTGTAAAGATATAGTAGATTCTTGATTGTTATCTACTTTAGGAAAAGAAAACTCCTCTAACCCGCTGGTTAGTGCATTATCTCTTTCAGTAAAATTATTAGTATTAAAATTATTCCTTCTCAATTTAGAGAAAGTAAGATTACTTTGTTCTTTTCTTTGCTGCTGTTGCAGTGTTCTATTTTTAAATTCATTTTCAAATTGCTTGTTTTGTAATGCTGCATCTTGTAAATCAAATGTGTTAGCTAGTTCTACATTGTTAAAATCTTTATCTACGTTAGTAAATGATAATGTACTAGGTTGATGGTCATAACGTGATTGTGTAAATCCGTCTGGTTCGCCTCCATCTTCTTTAATCTGTCCTGTTTCTGTAAACACTGCTTCGTACTGTATTGTTATACTATTTGCTAAAGCTTTTGCACCTTCTGAATAGTCCAAGTCATCATGATCAAATTTAGATAATATTGGGTTCACTAGTGTGTATCTTGTATAGTTTCCTCTTGATAACTGACTAACGTGTATTTCTCTAAAGAAGTGCTTTTGCGGTATACGTGCGTCTAACCCATACCTAGCTAAACCAGAAGCATAGACGTTATCAGGGTTATAACCGCTTGGACGAGCACCATAATTTCCGTCCACAAAATAATATTTGTAATATGCTTGTAGTAATGCTGTAGTCAAACTTTTTTTATCGTCATGCAGTTGAACAGTTACAGGATCATACACTATTTTTGTTTGTATATTTTTCTTTTGATTATACCTATTTAATGTTTCTACCTGGGGTGTAAACTTTGGCAGTGAAATATTTTTTACAAGTAAGCCGATCTCATTTATACCTAAACCACTAGCTGCCATAAAGCCTGGTAACATTGCCTTAGCAGCAGGATTTAACACAAAAGCAACATGATAAAGAAATGCTACTTTTGGCGCAAACTCTAGATTATTATCAACAAATAATCTGTTGGCATGCTCGTATGATCCTAAATTGCCTTTCGGACCATAATAACTATCATTTGTTTTTAAGTACGGTGAAAACTTATAAGCCATAATAATATTTATCCATAAAAAAAGGGGGCACAAAACCCCCTCTTTGTATATTAAACTCTAAGTGTATTACACACCAGCGCCTGTGCTTAAAGTGTTTGTAGTACGATCTACTGCTGCACCTATTCCAGCACCTTGTGGTGTTTGAATTGCGTTGTCATAACGTATGTCTAAACTTATAGTCATTGCGTCTGATGTTGAATAGTTAAGCTGATTATAATTTGCACTTGACAAATAACACCCTACTAATTCAAATGTTTCTAGTACCGCAGGTTCATTTATGCCATTACCGCCGTCTAAAATTTCTATATGAGTCTGGAATTTGTAATCTAACCCAGATGCTGCACTTGCTTGCTCATAAAAATCAAACTGTTTTTGTAACTGTTCGCCTACTAGTAACTGAACATTATTATTAACATCTTCACGTAAGTTAATACTTATATTTTGCCATTCGTGCTTACCAGCCAAATATATTCTACTATTGTACGAATGTAGTTCTATTTGATCAAAGTTTACAGTTGGCCTTGTCACGTCAATAACTTGCTTAGTTAATTCAGTAGTAGGTGTACTTACTCCGAAGTTAATAAATGACACTCGGAATCTGTACTGTAACTTTGGCATCAACAGTGCTTGGTTATTTGCGCTCTGATTATTGGAAAGCGGCACTGTCATTTTGTTAAGCGTACCTACTGCCATATTTTTTGCTCCTCTTTGTTACTAGTATTTAGCCGTTTTAGAGATTTGCTATCTCACCGGTATTTTTAATACGCAATGGAATGTAAATAAATTCAATTGCTTTAACTGGTTCAATTGCAATATCAATATAAAGTTCGTTACGATCGATTCTAGCTGGTGTATTATTTGTTTCATCACATACAACTAAGAAGTCATAAAGTGCTCTGTTACCAACAAGCTCTAGTAATAAACTTTCACAAGCTGCTTTGATTTCATCTCTAGTGATTTTATCATTTGGCTCAAATAGATACGGCTTTGCAAGTTTCTTTAACTGCTTTCTCATATAAATGATAAGTCTTGCAACATTTATACGGTCAAGTGCGCTTGCATTTCTTGCTCTTGTTTTTTGTCCGAATGCTACTAAGCCTGAACCACTTATGAAAGTTATAGGATTTATTGCATTTTCATAAAGCGTATCTCTTTGACCATTGTTAAGAGATATAGGTGTATATTCACCTTCACTATTTACAAATCCTGTAGAACTAGCGTTTGTAATACCGCCACGTCTTGTGCCTGCTGGTGCAAACCATGGGAACGAAACTTGGTCACTTAAACTAATAGTTCTAAGCATCATGTGACTTGGCGGAACAACAATATCGTTTCCAAAGTTATCACTTGAGAAACCACTTGGATAGTAAACGCCCATATATTCATCTCTGCTAACAATTCCGTTTTCGTCATCTTGTGGGCTATTTGCGGAGTTAAGTGCATAAGCTTGTAACGATGGAGTATCACTTGTTAATCTAAACGGCGTGTCAGCTACAATAAATGCAGTTAAGTTTCTATCAAAGTTCAAACTAATCATTTCGTTATGTAGCTCTGGATATCCAGGAGTTGCTAGCAAGTTAAAGTCATAGCTTTCGTCGTCTCTAATTTCTTCGCTGCTGTTCATTGCAGACTGTATAGCAGTAACAACTACTTTACGCTGTGCAAAACGTCCAAAGTTACCAGCACCGTTTTCTTTATTTGCACTATCGGTTACCCAACGATGTGGATAGTAGTTAGTCATCGGCACTGCACCTTCTACGCCCATACGTAGATTATCTGCGTTTAAGTCAATGTAATTTCTTTCGAAACGTCTTACATTGTAACCACTTCTACGTAAGTTCCATAGTAGCATACCTTTTGGATATAGTGCTGGGTCTGGAGCATCTGGATCTAAGAAATCTGACTCTAGGAGTTCTTTTATTGTTCCGCTAGGTGCAACTGGTGAGTCACCGCCTGTACCGCCGGATGTTCCAAAGCGAGCATCATCAAATAGCACTCCGTCTTCTGTGCTTTGATCTGTTATGTCTTTTGCCGAGCCCCATTTAGCTTCTATTGGTCCTGGAATTGTACTATCATATACATAAATCAAAGGATAGTTATCTAGGTCAGCTGTGCTTACCCAAATATCGCCGTCTACAAGAGCACTACCGTCGCTTTGTGTTTCTGGCATTGTAAATCTAACCTGCGGACCATTTGGATCAGTATCTGCAAATGCATTTTTGTAACCTTTCCAAGTTGTACCGTTGTGATAAAGAATATCAACTTCGTCAATTACACTGCTATACCAACGCTGTCCTTGATCAGCAAGAGCAAGTGGAGCTGCTGTTGATGCTGTGTATGTTAAAGGACGCCAGTTTGTAGCTTGGAACTGTCTAGGACTTGTAGAAGCGCCTGTGCCGTCTACATAGTCTAAGTTTACCATGCTTACTGGATTAGTAGCTGAGTACGGAAGGAATCCTATTGTGTTTAGTAATCCGTCAGTATCTACAAACTTTATTTCACCGCCTAAAGCGTGTGTAATTCTAATTTGGAATAAGTCTGTTACTTCTGCACTTACATGGTCAACATTTGCAGCATTAATAGCATTTGCAATAGCGTCTGCGTCTGCACTCTTACTACCTGTTGTAGTAACACTTACTGTAGTTGCAGCATCGTAAGTTTCTTGATTCTTTTCTGTAGATGTCATTGTAAAGGTATTTGTACCTGCACCTGGATTTGTATCAGAAATTGCATCGGTTGTAATCACTGTTGCGCCCGACGCTACTCTTTCATATATTCTAAAGTTAGCTCTCGGAGGTGTAACTGCATCTACATTTACTTTAGCATAAGTTGTGCCTATTGCAATATTTACTCCGCCGCCAGTTGGATCTAATGCTTTCAAAGCTGCTGCGTTAGTATCATATGCTGTGACTTCTCTTTCATCCCAGAGTAGTGTGGAACTATTCCAGAAATATAAACCTATGTTTAGCCCTAAGTTAGGTGTAGAAGTTTTAAGCCATACACTGCCTGTCGGACGTGAATATGTATCACCAGTTTTCCATTCAGGCACAGAAGTATGTCTTGATACTTGTAAAGCAGGTGGATAATATGTGCCAGCAGTAAGACCCATTTGTGTCAACTTACTGCTGTCGCCGCCTAATATAATAGGGCCGCCTAGTGTACTATCGTCTGCACCCGAACTTGTACCATCGCTGTATATTTCTAAAAAACCGTCTACGTTTGCAGCAGTTATGCCATCAATAGCTAGTGTATTAATATTACTTGCTATTGTAGTCACAGTTTCTTGGTCAACAGCAAGCACAGTGCCATTAATTGTAATGTTTGCACTGCCGGCAGTTAGTGTAGGGTTTGCTGAACTAGCTTTAATTGTAGGCCAACTTTTTGTCCATGCGCTTGAACCTACTTCTACCCAAGTACCACTTATGTTTTTGTACCAATACTTTACAACATTAGTCAAAGTTACTACAGCATATTCGCCAATTGCACCTACAGAACCCTTAGGAGTATAATCTGCACCTGCATAATCTACAACCTGATTTTGTTTTGTAATGTATATAGGTACTGCGTTAGAAAAAGTTTGCCCATTTGTTACAGTCTTAGCAGCGCCGTTCCAAACTTGAATTCCCCATTTTGTGTCATCTGCGTCTAGCCAAGCTGTACCGTTTGGCGGAAATGCATCCGGCGCTTCGTTGGTTGGTGCTAGCTCTGCAAGATCTACGTCTGCTCTCACTACATAAGCACGGTTGCTTACGCCTAAGTAAGAATATGCTGCTTGCAATCCATATTCATTCAGTTCACCGCCGTGAATTGCATTATTGTTTTCGTCTGTTTCGAAAACAGGATCACCAAAGAAATCTGCAAGTTCACGCTGCGAGCTTATTAAGTAAGGCTTTCCAGCGTTTGCGCTAGTAGTCCCTTGTGCAATACCTGTTGCTGAAGCATTTGCCTTGTTTTCGCGACTTGCAACAAATATCATTGGAATTGTACCAGGTTCAGCTGGGGTGTAAAAACTTTCGTCTATTACTGTGACCTGAACGCCTGGTGAAACTAATCCTGCCATGTTTTTCTCTCCTAATGGGTTTTTAGTATTTATACATTTTGAGAGAAAAAGTTGTACTATTTACGGTGATCTGCTATGAATTGAACTACAGAATCTATTTGCTCTCTAAGATAAATTATATCTTTATTATTGTCAATTACAAAGTCGGCCATCGATATATCTAGAGTCATACTATTACTTTGTTCTTGTGGTAAAACTTTTGATCTATCAACCCAAAGCGCAAAGTCAAAAACTTTTTGTTCTTTCATAGCATGAAACTCTTTAGCGTTTCTAAGACCGCAATAAATGTCATATGCTTTAAAAATTTCAGTGCCTAACTTTGCAGGATTATCTTTATTATATCCACTAATTAAATCATACCATTCGGCCCTGTGATTATGCCTATCTACATAGCATTCTTCATAGTTTTTGTAATTATATTTTGTTTTAAGTTGATCATAGATAAACAGTTGTGCACAAAACTCACTACTGCTTATAAAATTATAACCATAATTTTCTTTTAAAATGTCACAGACTGTATCTTTACCGTGGCGACCATGACCAATAACAAGTAATTTCATTCTTATAATATATATGAATTTATTACTTGTGTCAATATAAATTAGCCTATAGCAAATCCATATCCCACTCCACCAGATACTGCTGTTGAAACTTCTTTTTCTAATTTTTCTAATTCAACAGTTGCTTCTGATTTAAGTTGGCTACCGTTTAAACTTGTACCGCCTTGAGGACCTGCAATAGTAGCAAATTTTTCTCTTGCTTCGCCTAGCATAAATTTTGCAGTTGCTAATGTATAATCTTTAATCCATTGTTTTGCAAGATAATCGTCTAGCAATTGGTCATCTGGTCTGTAATTATAACACATCAAAAGCAAGTTTTCTTTAGTACGTGGACGTTGTAACAAAGTTAATTTTTTTGTTGTGGTATTCCATTTGAATTCTATAAATGAACCGAACATTCGTCCTACTAATTCTTGATATTGTGTGAAAAAGTTATATGTAGCTAGTCCGCCTAAATTAGAACCACTAAGCAAATATGTATTTGTATATGCAAGATTGAAAGGTTCAAATAGTGTGCCGCCGTCGCCACCACCTGATCTAGAACCGATAGATCTTCTAAATATTTGACGTACTTCTACAATTTCACTAGGAAGTGTATACTCATTTTGGTCTTCCACTGTAGGCATGAAAAAATAAGCTTCTTCAACACTATTGTCAGATCTTTGTCTAAACTTTATGAAAGCTTTTTCTAAAGCAGTTTCATAATGGATAGGGTCAAGTTCTATATCAACCATACCTCCGCCTAGTAAGGTATGCACATAATCATAAATTTCTTGTTTTGTAGTAGTCGCCATTGGGTTTCTCCATACTATTTATGTTACTAAATACAGTATGCCGAGACTTAGTTTATATAAACCCGAAAAGGGCCCAGATTACGAATTCTTAGATAATCAAATCTTAGAAATGTTTACTGTAGGTGGAGTAGATATGCATCTACATAAACTTATGGGTCATAGCTTATCTGAAGCACAGATAGAAGACGGGGTAACAAATTTAGATGCATTGTCTGTTCAAGACATGTTGTTTCTAGAAAATAGAGACCGAAGTTACGAAAAAGATGTCTACACAATTAGATGTGTTTACAATGTAGCTGATTTAGATTTTGATTTAAGTCAGTTTGGAATGTTTTTAGCTAATGACACACTGTTTCTAACAGTCCATATAAGAAGCACAGTAAAAACTTTAGAAAGAAAAATTATCGCAGGAGATGTAATTGAACTTCCAGCATTGCGAGACGAGTATGCTTTAAACGATTCAAACTATGCATTAAAAAGATATTTTGTAGTTGAGGATGTAAGTCGTGCTTCACAGGGTTATACACAAACTTGGTATCCACACTTATATAGACTTAAACTTAAAAGATTGACAGATAGTCAAGAATTTAAAGACATACTTGATATCGAAAACGAAGATGGAACTTCAGTTCGTGATGATAACAGCGTTTTTGATGCAGAAGTTTTTATCAACAATAAAATTGTAGAAGAAGCAGAATTAAATGCCTTACTAAGTGGTTACGATACTGCACATTTCTTTACTATTCAAACTGACGAAAATGGCGACATAGAACTGTTAGAAACAAATAATGATGATATTTTAGATGATATGCGAAAGCCAGTAAAGTCTGGATATAAAGGTTACTTGTTAGGTGACGGATTACCACCAAATGGAACCCCGTTTGGCACTGGAATTTATTTTCCAACAAATGCAGAAGACGGTGATTATTTTCTACGAACAGATTATTTGCCTAATAGATTATTTAGATACACAACTGATAGATGGAATGTTATGGAAGACAACGTAAGACTTACACTAACAAATACAAATACACGTAATACTCAAAAGACATCCTTTATCAATAATACAAAAACTGATGTTATTGCCGGCGATACTGTTGAAGAGAGACAAAGTCTAAGCAAAGCTCTACGTCCAACAGAAGATTGAGAGATAAACAATGCAGCACTTTTACGATAATCAAATAAGAAGATATTTACTTCAAATGGTTAGGATGATGAGTAACTTTTATTGGACTGACGGTAGCAGTAATGAAAGACAGATACCCGTAGCATACGGAGACATGTCACGGCAGGTTGCTAATTTAATATCGCAAAATAGTGAAGCATCAATGCCAAGTATTCCTAGAATGGCTGTATATGTTACAGGACTAGCTATAGACGATAGTCGACGTGGTGATAGCTCCTATGTGAATAAACTCCATATACGAGAGAGACGTTATGATTCTGCAGGTAATGAGTACCTTGAGCAAGAAGGTAAAAACTACACTGTTGAAAGACTTATGCCTACTCCGTACACTTTAACTATGAATGTTGATATATGGAGTAGTAACACAGATCAAAAATTACAAATTTTAGAACAGATACTTGTTTTGTTTAATCCTAGTTTAGAATTACAAACTACAGACAACTATGTTGATTGGACTAGTTTAACAACGGTAAGACTAACAAATGTAAATTGGAGTAGTAGATCTATTCCGTCAGGTACAGATGATGCAATTGATATTTCTACTCTAACTTTTGAAACTCCTATTTTTATTAACCCTCCTGCAAAAGTAAAGAGACTAGGGGTTATTACAAATATTATTGCAAGTGTTTTCACAGAAGATACAGGAAATGTAGTAAATGGTTTAACAAAACCAGAAATAAATCAATACAAAGATAGCGACACATTAAACACAAATACAAATACAGTGATTAAATCCGATGGTAATAGCGGTATAGTAGAAGAAAGAACAAACGAAGGAATTTCTATTGGTGAAGCTGATGCTGTAATAGGTATAAATTATCAAGCTGCTAGTATCGTTGTTTTGAATAATACAGCAACTCTACAACGTGGCGAAGGATTACCTGACGTAACATGGGAAGGTTACATAAACGCATTACCTTTCCACTTCACAGACTATGTTACTACTATAAAATTACGTAGAGCAGATACAGGATATGAAATAAGCGGCACTGTGTCATTAAGTTCGAATGATCCCAGAGAGCTTGATATTAATTTTGATACTGATAGCACTCCGAGCGATACACTTTTAGAAGGTGAAAATGGCACTAGAGGCACAGTAGATTATATTGTAAATCCTAGGAATTTTGATCCAAGAAACGTGAGTAGTGAAAGCCCCCGTATTTTACTACTAGAAGCTATCAATACAAGTGTTAATGTAGGCCAGGATGTAGGTTCTACTCCGAACAATTACGTGTACGACGGACCAGACGCATGGAAGAATGCAGACGGGAGTGATTTCATTGCAGGTGCTAATGATATAGTAGAATGGACGGGCACGAAATGGAATGTAGTATTCGATGCAAGTGTTGCAAGTTTAGATAGTACAATAATATATACAACAAATATAAACACCAATATACAATATAAATTTGACCCCGACGAAGGCGAATGGTACAAGGCATTTGACGGAATTTACCATCCGGGAACATGGCGTCTAGACTACAATTGATAATATATATTATATGAGCAATATTAGGTGTAGCGGAGCAATGATTTATTCTCTTGCTACTAGACGATTTTTATTTTTATATAGAAAACAAAGTAAAAACAGCAATGTGTGGGGATTAGTTGGCGGCACTAACGAATATGAAGAGTCTCCGGGCGAAGCATTATATAGAGAAATTGACGAAGAAATAGGTAAAGTAAACATACTTAAAACAATACCTATCGAAACTTTCACAAGTAGAGACAAACGTTTTAAATATTATACTTACGTTTGCACAGTTGAAAACGAGTTTATACCTAAACTAAATGACGAACACTCTGGTTATGCATGGGCAAGTTATAACGACTGGCCTCAGCCTTTGCATCAAGGTATAGTAAAAACATTGAAAAGTAAAGTAATTAAAAATAAGTTTGAGACAATTTTTTCAGTGCTTCATTAAATGTCAATGTAATTATACAACTTAGGTTTAATAATTTCGTTTTGTTCTAGCCACTCAACAGCAAGTTTTTTTACATTATTATCACTGCTTTCGCTAAATTTACTGCTATCACTCAAGTGATCTAAATGATCATATAACATTTTTATAGCATCTCTATCCTGTTTTCCACTTAGCTTGATACGATTAAGTAAATCAAAAACCACTTGATTACCATGAGTAGTATTCATTCCAAATGTCATAAAGTTCTCACTTGTCGAAGTTATGAAGCACAGTAATAGGTTTTCCTAAATCTGGTGCAGAGGTAAATTGCAAATAATAACCATCTAAATAAGGACCGGTGCTAGATCCTGCTTTTAAAATAAATCCAGTGCCTGCTACATAGTTTGCAATGTTTGCGCCTGATGTATCAACTCCTAGTTCGAGTCTATTTGCTGCAGGAACGCTTTCAATATTATGACTTCCCGGGGACGACGAATCGTCAGTGTTTAACAGTTCTAGGTTATCGTCAGTGCTACTTTCAACCTGACTTACATACACTAGATCGCCTTGCGATAATCCATGAGTAGTAGCTGTTTGTATTACAGTTGTAGTGCCAACACTAATAATAGAGTCAATTTCGATTCTATTACCTGGATTTTGAACTATTGTGTAGTTAGTAGTTGCTAATTGAAAAACATTTTCAACAAGCACTATAATATTTTGCGCCGCTGCTGGATTTGGGTAATCACTGTCACCACTTGCTAATGGACCAAAAATAGTTTCAACAGCATCACCGTATCCTACTGTTTGCTGTGTGATAGTGGTAGGCTCTTTAAAGCGCATTTTACGTAAAGCGCCATTTTGATAACATTCAAACTCATTACTTGTTGTGTTGTAACGTATATGACCTTCAGTATAGCTTGTAGTAGCATCTGCTGTTGTACCTTTAGGCACTAACATCATATCTGTACTATCTAATACAACTTGACCGTTGATATCGTAGATTACACCCTTGCCTTCAACAGCAGCCCTGTTTGTAGTTTGACGTTTTAAGTATCTCATTATGCCACCATATAACTAATTGTAGCAGACAAACTTGTGCTTGCATTGTTAAACGTAACTACATCGGTTTCTTCTATTATAATTCTAGAAAAATCCCATACAAAAGTATCGCCTGCATCTACAGTAACAGAATTTGCAACTCTGTTTTCGTTATCAACTGATTCGCCATCTGGCCTAAAATGCAGATCAAATGATTGCGAAGAACCTGAGTTGTTACAAACAATTATATTCAAAATTGCATACTTTGTACTTGCTGGCACAGTCAATATGTCAGTGTTACCTGCTGCTAATGTTGCGTTTGCTATTGCCATTTTTTAAATCCTTAAAATAACATTGCAAAAAGCAATGCTTTATCTTTACTTATAAGTTCACTTGATGTGCTAGCACTGTTAATGAAGTGTAAACCGGTGTTGCCTGCTCCGACTGTATCACCATAAATTTTTACACCTTCGCTAGGCGCAGTTGGAGCTGATGCATCTTCTGCTTGGAATGTGGTGTTTGTGATAATAATTGCATCATCTGCTCTAATACTTCCTGTACCGCCGGCACTAAGAATAAGATCTGCACTTGTACTGTCCGCATTAAGCGTTGAAATTTGATTATCTTGTATTCTTATATTATGAAGCTCTGTACGATTAGAATAAAAATTAAATGGATTTAATCCATCTACTTCTACTGCTACTCTACTTTCTTGCAAAGTTACATCTTCGTCTAGCGCTCTTACTTTCGTATCAGCACTGACAATTTGATTAGCCCCTGTGACTGTAAGTCTATATGTAACTAGATCATTTACTGCTTTAGCGTTTGGTATAGCATCATCATCTATGATATAGCCGCCGCCAAGATCTACAATTATTCCGCTTGCATAACGATAAACGTTTTCTTCATAATTTGCTTCGCCAGCTACAGAAATATGACTACCAGGTGTAGTTAAATATAACGTGCCTTGTGCATGAATACTGTTTGTGCTTAATGGCAAGTGTGCACCTGTAGAGTCTTCTAGTTTAAAACTACCAGTGCCTGACGAGCCAGCAGTGTAAAATGCTGTTTGTTCATCAAAAACAATACGTGCATTATTAAGACTACCTCGGTCTAATTCAACTCCTGACTTATAATTAACAGATGCGTTTATACCAGCACCAGTTTCGCCATCGTTTAAAACAATTATATTATCGTCTATTGTAACAGTTTCTGATTCAACAGTAGTAGTTGTACCAAGAACTTGTAGGTTTCCTTTAATGACAGTGGTTCCTTGTATAGAACCACTGTCACCTGTGGTGTCAAGGGTAATGGTTCCTGAAGAACCGTTATCTACAACTATACTATAATCGTCGTTATGTACTCTAACAATCCTTGACATGTTTTACCCTTAAATTGCAGTAAGTCTTAGAATAGACTCTGTTGAGTCATCTTCAGTAGCCCATGTATAACGATTGCCATCATAGTCTATAGCAGTTCTGTTAAAAAGCTTTGCAATTGCAATTGCTCCGCCACCAGCGCCAATGCCAATAAGTTGACATTCAAAGTTAGCATTAGGTGCAGAACCGTCTGATGTTAGTCTACAAATTCTTGTGATTGTATCACCGTCGTTTGAACAGTTAAATTTGTTTGTGCCTCTTTGTGAAAGTATTTTACCTTCAATTAAACTAGAGCCATCGTGGAATCTAATTGGAATAGTTGGTGTAGCGTCAACACCTGTTGCGCCAAAATTTCTTTTATTTACTGGACGTCCCATTTTTTTCTCCTTTGTGACGTTCTAGGTCTACGCTGTGGGTACAGCATAAGTCCTCATCATTGAGGTTCTCTCTATGACATTGTATTTATCAACATAAGAGAAAAGGCATGCTGCAAAACAACATGCCTTTTTCTATAAAAAAATAGGTGAAGGATTAAGGATTACCTTCAATGGGTCTTTGGCAGACTCCTGTCTACTCGACCCAAACTTACCTGCATCTGCTAAGACGGGAAGCTATCCCCTTCGGTATTACTTTATCCGCATCTGCCACGGATTATTCAGTCAACCTATATTGTAACAACGTCTTGTTACAGTGTTTAATATACAGTCTTTGTTTATAAAGTCAACCAAAAAAAGTCAAAAAAATAGGGCCCGTAGGCCCTATTTTATAAAATAAACTAAACTTAGCTAAAGGATACGTTACCGTTAGTAATAGCAACCTCAGCTAGGTAGTCACCAGCGTTACCTAGCGACGAAGCAGTGTTAGAAAGCTCAACATAGCCGTAGCGTGTTAAGAAGCTAACTACTGGTTCGAATGTGCTAGGATCTAGTACCACACCACTTGACATTAGCGGGATGTATGGGCAATAGAACGCTGCTGCATCAGACTCAGAAGAACCTTTGTAACCAACAAGTACAGCTTGGCCGTCACCTGCGTAAGTGTTTACGTAGATCTTCATAGCGTTGTTTAGAGTACCAACCATCTTTGTGTTAGTTGGTGCTTCGAAAGTACCTTCAGTTGTACGAGCGAACGCAGAAGTAGTTGCAGACTGAAGAATTGTAAGAGCGAATGGACTTACAACTGCCCAGTTACCTGCGCCACGACGTGTACGCTGTGCAATTAGGTTAGCTGCACGGTTAATTTGAACTGCAAGTGCTGCGTGCTCATCACCAACGAATGTAGCTGTACCAGACACTGCTGCCTGATCGTATGTTTCAACTGTACCAGCAAGTGTACCTAGGCTAGCTAGGATCTCTTGGTCGATTTCAGCTGTTATTTCTTGTGCTAGAGCAGCCATGATCTCAGCTTCAACATCAATACCATGCTGTGACTGTGCATCCTGTGCAGCTTCAAAAGTCCAGCGAGCGGATAGCTTACGTGACTTAGCTTCAACAGTTTGCTTTAGGATCTGAATGCTTAGACGGTTACCAGCGGAACCTTCTAGGTTAGCTGTGTTAGCACCTTTACCTGTAGAAGTGTTACCGGAGTAAGCTTCTGCAATCTTGAATGGTGAAAGTGCTTCTTCACCTGCAACTGCACCACTTGCACCAGAACCAGCTGTGTCGCTGTAGCGAACACGTAGAGTGTGGATCTGACCAACTGGACCTGTCATTGGCTGTACACCAACAATTTCGTTTGCAATTACAGTCGGCATTACACGTCTGATCACTGGTAGGATCACACGGTTAAGGGTAGCAACGTTACCTGCACCAGTTGCACCAGCAGTCGCGGTTTCCATCAAGTGCTTACGAGTGTTTTCGAGAGTTGCTTCCATTACGGATTTTTTGTTACCGTTTAGGCCTTCAAGCAAAGCACTTTTAGTGTCGTGCCAGCGACCTTCTAGTAGTTCTGACATAATTAATCTCTCCTTATTTTAAGCCTGCAAGACGCTTGATGTCAACGACATTATTATCGTCTGCTGTAGAACTAATGTTATTATTTGTTTCTTTGTTGCCTGTTACTTCTTTGCCTTCTGTTAATTTTGCCTTATTACTAGCTGCTGCTTTAGGAGCATCTCCATCAATAACCGCAGGTAAGTACTTGTTAAACGCTGTTTCTAACTTAGCAGTTTGGACACTTTCTAGTAGATCAGTCATTATTTCTTTTTGCTTTCTGCTCAAAGGTGATAGCAACTCATTTACTTTTTCTGTGCGCACTGCACTCTCTTTCAGAAGCTTGATTTCAGTATTCTTGCTTTCTGACAATTTGTTAGCTTCAGCTATTTTCTCTTCAGCTTCTTTCAGTTGTGTCTCTTTTTCAGCCACAACATTAAGAAGTCTTGCAGTTTCGGACTTTTTATTTAAATGACTACCAACATATTCTTGCTGGAATGATTCAAACAATCTGCGTCCAAAATCATTTTGACGTGCTACTGTGATATCTTCTTTCAACTGAGAAAGTTCAGTCTTTAATGATTCACTTACAGTTTTGTTAACTAGTTTAGCACTTGTCTTGATAAAGTCTTTCTTTACTTCATCAAATGCGTTTCTTGATTCACGCATCAACTTAACTTTTGTTTCAGCTAAGTCTTTCTTATCTGTATAGAATTCTGAAATCTCTTTAGTAAGAGCTTCAATTACAAATTCTTCTAATTTTTCAAACTTTGCTGCAACTTGTTTTTGATCTTCATGTAGTTCAGAAACTTCTGCACTTAGCTGTTCCATGATAAAGCCTTCAAGCTTTTCAGAGTGGTCACGCATTGCTACAGCATACTTTGCCTTTGCTTCTGCTAATTGCTTACGATCTTCTTGGAATTCTGCAATTTCACCAGCTAGTGATTCTTCAAGCATCTTGTCAATAGATTCAACCATTGTCTGCTTATCGTGCTCATATTTACGTGCAAATTCTTCACGAAGCTCAGCAGTTACCTGCTTTTTGTTTTCGTCAATTTTATTATTCCACGCATCTTCTATGTCGGCACGAATTTCTTCCGATACTACATTATTTTCAAATAATGTTTTTAGTGCATCCAACATATTATTCTCCTGTTATTGGAGACCACTGATTATATTAACCAGCGATTCTTTTAGATATTTTTGTGCCTTTGCATCGTCTTGAACTTCTCTGCCTAATTGTAATGCCTTGTATCCGCCTTTAGTATTCAGTAAATGTTCATAAATTGGACTTGGATAAGCACTAGGAGCACTTGGTTGTGCAACAATATCAACTGTTACAATTTCAAAATCGCTTACTTGCCCTGATCCGTCTTCTTTTACGTTACCTGAACCTCTGCTGGAAACGCCTAGCTTTACACCGCCTTCGAGCAATGTTTTTACTAGTTGTCCCATTGGTGTTTCTAAAATCTTTAGTTTACCGAAACCTTTTGAGTCTTCACACCACATACCTTCGATCATGTGTGAAACACGATCAAGGTTAATGTTAAGACCGTCGGGATGATCAACTTCACCGAGAACCGAATAGCCGCCTTTAATTTGTTCATTAACAGTTTCGACAGCTTTCTGAATTTCATTCACAGGATAAACTCGTTGGTTAGCGTTTTTGACGCCACCTTCGATGAAAATTCCTTTCATGAACAAATTCTTGCCTTCATTAGCAGACTCGACAACTATTTTGGCCTCGTCATATGTAAGGTTTTCTACTAAGTTGATCATCCCGATTCCTTTGTTTAGCTACCGATTGGTGAGCTAGCTTTGTTGTCTTCGTGTTTAGCTTTCGGAGCTGCACTCATTTTTTTGCCGTTGTTGCCAGGAGCATTTTCAGCATCTACGCCCATGTCTTTAGCAGTTGGTGCTGCACGACCTTTTTCGTCGCCGCCATAGCTTTCGTTAGCTTCGCCGCCCATGTCATTTTTGCTTGCAACAGCTGATTTAGAATTGTCAGCAGTTGGGTTTTCCGGCTTTGGAGCAGGTGTGCTATATTCGTCTAGCTTTTTCATGTAGCGCTTCATCATGTCTGACTCACTAACAGGATCTTCGTCTTCTTCAGCAGACTCTTCCATGTCGTCGTCTTCAACATCGTCTGCTAAATCGTCTGCTGGATCACCACCCATGTCTTCGTCTTCCATGTCCATGTCTTCGTCATCCATGTCCATATCTTCGTCGTCCATGCCCATATCTTCGTCGTCATCCATTGCGTCAATTGCAGCTTCAAGTTCAGATTTGAGATCG